GAACTATAAAGGAGATAGAGAAATGAGCAAGTTTAAGATAGGCGATAAAGTTGTACTACGAAGTAAACGAAGCGTCCCGGTAGCATACGTTAAGGAAGCTAAGATATACCGCGTTCACTATACTGCGCAAGTGGGCAAGGTACAGTTCATAAAGATTAACGACGGTAACATGGTGGGCGCCTTACAACATGCGTCGGCTTTTAAAAAGTATCGACGGCCCATAAGACTTTGGCTAAAGGAGATGGTCAAATGAGCGTAACGAGCTATAAGAAGAGGAGTGAGTTTAAGCTACCCAAAGCTATCGAGGACGTACTAAAGAGCAAGGATGGATGGAATATCAATTGGTCCAAAAACTCTAGGGCGCTATTCCTAGCACTGTACGATCAAGGGCGCCAGGATAAGTACCGACCGGACCTAATGGTTACCGATTGGCATACAAAGGACATAGTGGAGGACTTCTTATCATGAAAAAACTAATAACACTTAGCTTTAGCGACCCAAGAATAGAGGAGTCTCCGAGGGTGAAAGAGTGGAAGGAAGATACCGAGGATCTACTATCCTATGCATACGGCGAGGCACTAAAGGATTCATATAAACTACTGGCACGTACTGGGAGGTTTATGAGCGATTCGGATATGCGAGACTCCGTAAGCAGACACGCAAAGGAGTACCAAGATGAAAATACTAGCAATTGATCCGGGATCTACCCAAAGCGCTTACGTGGTCTACGATACTGATAAGCGTATAATTTTTGCAAAAGATTTAATAGAGAATAACGCGGCGCTAGCTGATCTACCTGGACTAGCTTACGGTGCGGATCAAGTAGTCATTGAGTACCCCGCGCCACGCGGTCAACCCCTTTATACCCAATTGGTCGATGCGATATTCTGGATTGGTAGGTTCTATCAAGCTATGGGCTTGGACCAAGACGACGGGCTATCTATCATGATGGATAGGAAGGACGTCAAGATGGCCATGTGCGGTAGGACCACGGCAAATGACGCAGCCGTTAACGCCGCCGTCCGCTCAAGGTTCTCTAAGCACGAAAATATTGGCGGGGGTAAAGTGCCAGAGGTAGGAATAAAGAACAATCCTGGACCTCTCTTTGGAGTAAAGAAAGATATATGGGCGGCGCTTGCCGTAGCCTTGACCTATGAAGAGATGCGTAAGACAAGCCCCGCCGCGTTAGATAACTTCCTTTACTAAGGGCCTTGTCATAGTCTAGCCTTTACCTATACCGTATACGGAAACTTAAGGACTAGACATATGCCAGACAAACAACCCGCACCGATTGATCTACAAATGTTAAGGGCCGTAGTACGTGAGGAGCTAGTTAGTCGCGAACACTCTTGCCGGTTTGACTTGGACGACAAAGACGTTAAGGAGTTTGGTCACTTCATTGGCGTTATCCAGCACGTTGGCGAAGGTAAGCTAAGTAGCGGCGTAGAAGTGATGAGAGAGAACCATAAGTGGCTTAAGAAGCAAAGAGAACGTAGCGAAAAAATCTCCATGATATTCACAATCATATTAGTCTCATCCATGTTAAGTGGACTAGTAGCGCTAGTATGGAAAGGCTTTCAATACGCCGTGGCCACGATGAGGTTACCATGATGGAAAATATGGCCCCTACCGAAAAAGAAAAGCTAATGCTGCGCATGTTCACGTTAAACTACTTGACGAACGGTAATAAGATGGTTGAGGCGGCTAAAGCTGCGGGCTACTCAGAGTCTCAAGCTGTGGATGCGGGGAAACTATTAAGGACCAAAGCAGCGCAAGCCCATATCAAACAACACTTAAGAAACATGATGCGAAAGCATACTATCGACGTTGAAAGAGTTATGAAAGAGATGGCATGCATAGCTCTATTCGATATGGAAGATGTGGTAGATGAGAACGGAAATATCCTACCCTTGAACTTGATGCCAGAGGATGCACGACGAGCTATCTCAACCCTTGACTCTTCCGCGCTATTTGCCGGTAAGGGTAAGGATAAGATGGGTATTGGCATACTCTCCAAGCTTAAGTTTCATAGTAAGATGGACGCGCTCAAAGAATTGGCCAAGATACTACAAGCCTATCCTGATCCTAAGTTGAAAGTGGAAGGGGACGTTAAGCATGAGCATACACAAAAGGTAAGTGAAATAGAAATACAAGAAAGAGTTAAACAACTAGTCCAAGATAGACTCGGGAGTTTGTTAGACTAATGATATGTAACAAGCTAACTCGGGCACAAAGTAACCAACTTTATCTCGAAGTATTCAACGACAACGACGAAGTATCCCAGCGCGTACTATGTAGAGAGGATCTATTCTTTCTATTAACTATGGCGTTTAAACGTAAGGACGTTAACAGGGAGTGGCTATACGAGAGAGTAAGAGAGGTAGAAGCTAACCCTAATGGTTACTTGGATCTATGGGCACGTGAACATTATAAATCTACTATCATTACATACGCGCTAAGTATCCAGGACATACTAGCAAGCCACGGCAAAGACCCACTACCCAAGTGGAAAATAGAAGCTACCATTGGTATATTCAGTCACGTTAAACCTATCGCTAAAGACTTCCTAGCTCAGATTAAAAGAGAGTTAGAGGATAACGAATATTTGAAATCTTTGTTTCCCGACGTGCTGTACGCTAACCCTAAACGCGAGGCTAGTGTTTGGTCACTTGATAACGGCATACGAGTTAAGACTAAAGGAAATCAAAAAGAGAATACAGTGGAGGCGCATGGACTAGTAGACGGTCAACCAACTGGTAAGCACTTCGCTATCCTTAACTACGATGACGTCGTTACTAGGGAGTCGGTTACTACGCCAGAACAGATTAAAAAGGTTACGGACGCTTGGGCCTTATCATTAAACCTTGGCGCCGAAAGCGGTTGTATTAAACGCCACATCGGTACGCGCTACCACTTCAATGATACGTACCGAGCTATCATGGAAAGGGAGTCGGCCATACCTAGAATACACCCTGCTACCGAGGGGGGAAAGCTAGATGGTAAGCCCGCTTTGCTAACTAAGGAAAGGCTAATTGAGAAGCGTAAAGATATGGGGCCATACATCTATTCGTGTCAGATGCTACAAAACCCTGCGGAAGATAGTGTCATGGGATTCGAGGAAGATTGGTTAATGTTCTACGACCACTTAAGGAACTATGACGATTGGAATTTCTATCTATTGGTTGACCCCGCAAGTAAAAAGAAAAAAGAAAATGACTATACAGTTATGGAAATATGGGGATTGGCCCCGGACAAGAACTACTACTTCGTTGATGGGATACGTGACCGGCTTAACTTGACCCAAAGAGCTAACAAGCTTTTCGAGTTTCATAGAAAGTACCGGCCCCTTAAGGTAGGTTATGAAGAGTACGGTATGCAAGCGGACATCGAGCATATGAAATATGAGATGGAGGTACACAACTATCGCTTTGAAATTGTAGCGTTAGGTGGCTCTATGCCGAAGGAAGATAGGATACGTAGGCTAGTACCTATATGCGAGCAGCGTAGGATGTGGCTACCCCATAGTCATAAGTTTATTGACAGTGAGGGGAAAGTACGGGATTTTATTAAGGAGTTCTTACGCGATGAGTACGGGGCTTTCCCCGTTGGCCTTCACGATGACATGTTAGATTGTGGAGCGCGGATACTAGATCCTAAATTAGAAGCACGATTCCCAGAAGTACGGGAAAATATAAAAGTAAGCGTAACGATGGATGACGAGATTAACGTAGCTAAAACAGACTTTGACGTTTTTGCTAGTAGAAGATAGGGAGGTTTTTTATGTGTAGTTCAAGTGGTGGTGGTGGTGGTGGTGGTGGCGGTGGTGGCTTTCTTAAGGGATTAGGTAACGCTGCACTAGGTCTAAGTACTGGCGGGCTATTAGGGACTAACCCTCTGGACCTAATAGGCAGACAAGAGGCGACGGCGCCAAGCGCTCCACCTCCAGTAGCCGCGGCGCCTAGCACCGTTCAAGCCAATAGTGCGGAGGCCCAAAAGTCCGTAGCAGCGGCGAGCGCTAACGAGTCTAAAAGAAAAAGACTAGCTAAAGGTAGACAATCAACAATTCTTACGGGACCCTTGGGGACTCAGAACAACGCGACGGTAAGTAAGAAAGCGCTATTAGGACAATAACATGGGAACTAACATAGCTTCGGCATCTACGGTAGGGACTAAAACGCATAAGTATAGAACGCGTCACCTTAGACTATGGCAAGACTTTGATGACAGGCGAGCTTACCTAAAAGAGATAAGGGACCACGTAGCGCCAGGACGAGGTAAGTACTTATCCGGTAACGCCGTATCGTCCGACGAGCATAAGCCCAAGGGAAACCAACATCAACTTATATTAAACGGTACTGCGGCTTTGGCCATTAGGGTTATCGCTGCGGGTATGCATAGTGGGATCACTTCGCCCGCACGTCCTTGGATTAGATTTACTTTAGAGGATAAAGAGTTAGCAGAATATACGCCGGTCAAGGAATGGCTACACGTAGTCAGAAACCTTATACTATCGGTATATGCTAAGTCCAACTTCTACACGTCCATGCAAAACCTATATAAGGAGATAGTTCCTTTTGGCTATGCCGTGGAAATGCAAGAGGAAGATTTTCAAACAGTAGTAAGGCATAGACCTTTTACGGTAGGGGAGTGTGTATTGGCGCTTGATGCTCAGTACCGACCCACCACTATGCATAGGCAATTCGCTTTGACTGCGGATCAAATGGTTCAAAAATATGGAAAGGACAACGTATCGGATATGGTTAAGGGTGCGCTAAGAGACAACGCTTTAACTCAACGCTTTGAACTTGTCCACGTTGTAGAGCCTAACGACTTTGTAGATCCTAATAAGCAAGACCATAGAGGCATGGACTATAAATCGGTTACGTATGAAATAGCGGGAGATCCTAACACTCTTTTAAGCGAGAGAGGCTATAGAACTTTACCGTTCATTGCTCCACGTTGGGACGTTGCAGGGGTAGAAACATACGGCGCGGAATGTCCAGGTATGGACGCCCACGGCGACAACATGATGCTACAGCAAATAGAATCGGATAAGCTTAAGGGATTGAGTAAAGAGATTAACCCAACTATGAACGCGCCTACCTCCATGAAAGGTAAAGCCTCTACATTAATAGCGGGCGGAGTTAACTTCATAGATGTTCAGCAAGGACAGCAAGGTTTTACTCCTACTCATGCAGTTAAGCTAGACTTCCGTAACATCGGTTACGAGATTGAAAGAGTAGAGCAACGTATAGGGAGTATCTATTATAAGGATCTCTTTATGATGTTGGCCAATAGTCAACCCGGGGACCAAACAGCTTTTGAAGTGGCACGTAAATATGAAGAGAAGCTTTTACTACTTGGTCCGGTTACTGAGCGAATACATAGTGAGGGTCTTAACTATAAGGTAGATAGGACTTTTCAAATTATGGATGACCTAGGAATGATCCCCCCGGCGCCTCCCGAGATGGAAGGTCAAGCTATTAAGCTCGAATACATATCTACTTTAGCGCAAGCTCAAAAGATGGTAGGGCTTGACGGCATAGAAAGGGTAACTGGTTTTGTAGGTAACATTGCGCAGTTTAAACCGGAAGCGCTCGACAAGATTAACTTTGACCAAACTATAGATGAGTATGCAGATACCGTAGGTATTAATCCTAAGTTAATAGTAAGCGACGAGGACGTAGCGGCAAAAAGGAAAGCGGACGCTGCGGCATTACAGCAACAACAGCAAGCGGCGGCGGTAGTCCAAGGTGCGGAAACGGCTAAAGTAGCAAGTGAAACTAAACTAGACCAAGATAGTATGTTGGACGCGGTTAGGGGGCAAACACAATGATAGGGCATAACGCCGCCGACGGGGAACTAGTCAAAGCGGCCATTAAAAAAGCAGAGGACGAAAGAAAGCAAGAGCTAGAGGACATTAAGTTTTTACTTAATAGACCGTCTGGCATAAGATTTTTTAAGAGGCTGATGGAAAAGGGGAGCGTGTTCGGTACTTCATTTACTGGTAACAGTCATACCTATTTTAATGAAGGGCACCGGAACTTGGCTCTAATCTTTTTCAACGATATATGTGAAGCAGCGCCCGAAAAGGTGCGCGAGATAATAATTAAAAAACAGGAGAAATGAAATGCCAGAAGCAGCAGCACCTACCGAGTCCGTACAAAGTAACACTAACGCGGGCACCGAAGGAAACACCGAACAAAGTAGTCCTGATACTACTTCGCTAACATCCGACCCAGGCACCGTTGATAGCGCCGGAACGGAAGAGGGTAAAACCTCTTTGACCTCCGACGATTCTGCATCGACGAATGATGGCGAAGGAACTAAGGCAAACGTAAAGGAAGGCGAAGCCGCGAATGTAGGCGCACCGGAAAGTTACGAAGCTTTTAAGTTAGGCGAGGGAGTTAATATTGGCGACGAAATGTTGGGAGCATTTACCGAAGCGGCTAAGAACGCAAACCTTAGTCAAGATCAAGCACAAGCTATGATTGACCTAGCAGGGAAGCAAGCGAACGACATAGCTAAAGGACAACAAGATGCGTGGGATTCTACCATCGAGGGGTGGAAGCAAGCGCGGAAAGCTGATAAGGAGTTTGGAGGTAACAAGGAAGCCGAAACACTTACCCGAGCTAAACGAGTACTTGGCAAACATGGCGACGAGGAGTTTACAAAGCATTTAAACGAAACTAGGTTTGGAGAAAACCCCGGACTAGCTAGGCTTTTGGCTCGAATCGATATAGCCTATGGGGAAGACATTTTGGTAAATGGCGAGGCGCCAGCGGGTACAAAACTTTCGGATGCGGAAATAATTTACCCGACTCACGGAAAATAATAATGTAACAAGTCAAGGAGAACACTATGACTACTATCGGAACGGACCACCTAACATTAAATGATTGGGCAAGACGCCAAAACCCGGAAGGGAAAATTGCAAAGATCATCGAGATCCTAAGTAAAAACAACGCTATCCTTATGGATATGCCTTACGTTATGGGTAACCTACCTACAGGCCACAAAACTACTATTCGTAGTGGTTTGCCAACTACAGCGTGGAGACGCTTGTATGAAGGTATTCAGCCCAGCAAGTCTAGGACAGTAGCGGTCACTGACTCTATTGGTATGCTAGAGGGATACAGCGAAATTGACAAAGACCTTGCGGATCTTAATGGGAATACGTCAGAGTTTAGACTATCTGAGGACAAAGCTTTCTTAGAAGCCTTCGCTCAAGAAATGGCGTCAACTGTTTTCTACGGAAATACAGATACAGACCCAGAAAAGTTTATGGGACTATCAGCACGATACGACCTAACAACTGCCGAGAATGGCGGAAATATTATCGACGGCGGCGGAACTGGATCGGATAATACATCGATTTGGCTAGTTGGTTGGGGCGATAACACATGCCACGGCATCTTCCCTAAAGGCGGAATGTCAGGCATTAAGCATGAAGATAAAGGCCAGCAAACTCTATTTGACTCTTCAAGCAACCCCTATGAAGGCTATAGAACACACTTCCAGTGGAAAACTGGGTTAAGTCTAAGAGATTGGCGAGCGGTCGCACGTGTCGCTAATATTGATTACTCCCAGATGGTATCGGACGACGGTACAGTAAGCGCCGGCGCAAACTTAATCACTAGTATGATTAAAGCCATCCATAAGATCCCACCACAAGTTAGAAACGCTTCTCGCATGGTTTTCTATTGCAATGAAGCTATCGAAACTTATTTGGATCTTCAAACTTTGAAACAAACTAATATGAATGTCTCCTACGGGAAAGATGCTCATGGTCAGGAAGTTATGAAGTTTAGAGGGATTCCAGTAAGACGTTGTGATGCTATCTTAAACTCAGAAGCGACTATTAGTTAAGCTTCTTTCTTTTCTTTCTATAAGAGTTGTTAGCGGCTCTCTTTAAAAAGCCGCTTTTACTTTAACAAACGCGTAAACCTTAATAGGAGAATTAACATGATCTTAGACAAAGAAAACATTTTTAGCGATGACCAAGCGATAACGGTTACTGCTAACTCAACTAACATTATCGATCTCGGAAACGACGATGCGCTAGTCGTAACGTCTAACGAGAAGTTTACAAACTTGTTTTGCCAAGTATGTACTACCTTTGCGGGCGGTACTAGTGTAGCGGTAACCGTTACGGCGTCTAATAGCTCTACGTTTTCAAGTGAAACTACCATAGCTTCTTCTGGAGCTATCGGCACATCTTCACTAGTAGCGGGCTATAAATTTCCAATCCAACTTCCTAAGATGATTGCCGAGCAATATCTACGAGCTACTTATACCGTAGTTGGTACATGTTCAGCGGGTAACATTACTTCTGGATTGATTTTAGACGAACAAACAAACGTATAGGGGTTACTTAAATGGCTAGGCAATACGGAGATAAAGAAAACGAAAACCTTTTTGTGTGTGTTAATAAGTGCATTTTAAGAAACCGGATGTGGCTACCAGGGGAGACTCTGGTACCCACTAAAGGTGAAATAGAACGCGGCCAGCTTAACCACTTTAGGATAGCTAAGTCAGTGACTAAAAGTTTTACAGTAGTGGAAGCTAGTGACGAGCCTATAGCACTTTCGGAGCTACCCCTAAGAGAAGCCAAAGCGCTTTTAGCCGAAAGGCAAAAACGCGTTATAGGTGAAACGCAAGAGGTGGTACGGTCGGCGGTAGCGGCGGTAGGGCATGTAGAAGATACGGCTCCGCAGCCACTAAAGGACGACGATAACTTTTTAAGCTAAAGGAGCATTACATGGACCCAAAGGTAAAAAAACAAATTTTGGATCGACTTAAGGCGGAAGGCCTTGACGTAGCCGAGGATGTTGCGGTAGTCGTGGCTAAAATCTTTTTCGATTTTCTCCCCGTACTATTGGCCAAGATCAGCTTTTTCGGAAAACTCTTAGCACCTATCATAGCTATGCTTAAGCCAAAGCTTATGGCAGAACTAGATAAGATAGACGGCAAAGACGACCCAAACTATTAACAGTAAACCGGGGGGAGGGATGTCTCCCCCTTTTTTCTTTTAGGGGCACCCCATGACAAGTAAAGTAGACATATGTAATTTAGGTTTATCGCATGTAGGGGGCGGAGAAATTTCAAGTTTAGACGCCACTACCACTAATAAAGGGCAAAGACTTTGTAGGCTCTACTACCCCTTTGCAATTAAGTCAGTACTAGAGGACTTCTATTGGGGCTTTTCTAAAAGCTCTCAAACACTAGCACTACTAACCGATACGTATTTGGGATGGACATACGCTTATCAATTCCCAGCTAACGCTATCCTACTTAGAGAACTTTACGATTCTAGTAAAGGTTCAGGAAAATCAGAGATACCATACGAAATAATAACTAACGCTACATTAGATAGCAAAATCATATTAACTGATCAGCAATACGCCATAGGCGTTTTTACTGCGTATGTCGAGAATGTAAATCTATACAGCCCGACTTTTGTGGAAGCGGTATCCTATAGGCTAGGCGCTATGCTGGCCATACCGCTAAAAGGTAAAGCCGAGTTAAAGGAGAGCGTACTTCGAGACTACGGACTATTAATACGTAGATCGGAAGCCAACAACGCCAGCGAGCAATATACAAAACCAGACGAGCATAACGCCTATAAGGGAGCGAGAGGATGACTATTAGCGTACCTAAACAGTCCTTTGTCGGCGGGGAGTGGACCCCCTCACTAGACGGGCATTGGGACTTAGAGAAATATAATACTGCGGCGGAAACTTTAAAAAACGCCGTACCCCATTTGCATGGCGGAGCCTCTAGCAGGGGCGGGACTGAATACGTGGCGGAGGTTAAAGACTCCACTAAAGTAGTTAGGCTATTGCCCTTTCAATTTTCAGTAGTCCAAGCTTATGTACTAGAGATGGGAGATCAATACTTGCGCGTGATGAAAGGTGGGGGCCAAGTTATCGGTGCCTACGGTAACGGGCTAAGTATTGTAGACGACGAGAAATACCAATGGATAACTTCGGCAAGCGGTACTAATGAGTTTTATTTGAACGCATTAGCTGGCGGAGATCCAGGCATAGATAACCTAACCTTGATAGCGGAAGTTTACGAGAATGGTACCTCGATGGTAGTGGGTACCGTAGGATCATTAGCTGCGTCGGGGTACGCTTTAGGCGATAACGATACGTTAAGCTATGATACGGTATATGTCAGACTAAGCGACGATGCGGACCCGGATAGCGAAGTGGACGGATTTTTGGAAGCGGGCTTTGCTGCGGACGGCGCAGTTTATGAATTGGCCACAACTTACTTAGAAGCGGATTTAGCTAAATTAAAAATAACCCAAAGTGCGGACGTACTTAAAATAACTCATCCAAGTTATCCGCCAAGAAACTTAACAAGGTTAGGCCATGCGGTATGGACCATTAACGACATATCTATAGGTACCGATGTGACCGCGCCAACTACTTTGGCCGTGGGCGGATCGGGTACTAACTACGTAGTCACTTCGGTATCTAGTATCGGAGAGGAGTCTATAGCATCTAACGTAGCAGACGGAGCGGCGGGTAGCGCAGCTAGTTGGACAAGTACAGGTACAGTCGATTATTTTAACATATATAAGGATGGGCGATCTAGCGGTACCTACGGATGGATTGGGCAAGCGGACACTAACGCGTTTACAGAACCCGCCGCCAGTATCGACCCGGACTATACCAGGACGCCCCCAAAGACTAAAGACCCTTTTGGTGAAGAGGATAGTTATCCGGGCGTATCTACTTTCTACCAATCACGTTGGGTAGCCTCCAGGACAAACGATAAGCCCCAAACATTAGACGGCTCAGTAGTAGCAAGTTATGAGAACTTTAATAGATCGGCGCCTATACGAGATGACGACGCCTATACCTTTACCATTAACTCTAATCAAGTAAATGAGATTAGGGCACTAGTACCCAAGTCAGAACTATTAATTTTTACTTCGGGTAGTGAATGGAAAATGGGGGGAAGCGGTAGCGCGGTTACTCCATCTAACGTTAACGTGGAAAATATTAGCGCTTACGGCATTTGTCACATGCCCCCAATCGTTATTGGTAACTCCATACTATTCGTCGAAGCCTCGGGAAAAGTTGTTAGGGATTTTCAATATAGTTTGGATGCCGATAGTTATACGGGCCTGGACCAATCACTATTAGCTAATCACCTATTTAAAAATTATGAGTTAAAGGAGTGGTGTTATCAGCAATCCCCCGACTCAGTAATTTGGTGCATAAGAGACGACGGCTATTTACTTGGCCTTTCATATATGAAGGAACAACAAATAGCGGGATGGCATAGGCACGAAACTGACGGGGAGTTTGAATCAATAGCTTGTATCCCCACGCTACAAGGCACTAACCAAGTCTATACAGTAGTTAAAAGGACTATCGATGGATCGGACGTAAGATATATAGAAGTACTTAAGGAAAGACTTCCGGCCAATAGTCGTTACGACATACTACCAGAAAACGCTTTTACGGTAGACTCTGGACTATCCTATGATGGGTACAATTCTACCGCAGCTTATTTAATGACACTAACTGCCGCGACGACGGTATGGACGGCGGGGACTAGCCTAACGATGACAGCAAGTGGCGGGCATACTCCTTTTACTTCTGGTAGTGTTGATAGATATTATAAGTTGAGATATAAAATAACGGATACGGACGACGAGGACTACGGAGTATATAAATACGTGATAGTCCAGGTAACGGCATACACCTCTACTAGTGCTGTCACGGTAACCCCAGTAGATAAGGAAGTACCCACGGAGCTACAAGCGGGCGCGACTTCCGATTGGGCGCTAATGGTAACTACCCTTAGCGGGCTAGGTCACTTGGAAGCCAAAGAAGTAGTGGCACTAGGCGACGGTAACGTAATTAAAGGACATACGATAGCTAGTGGGGCCATGACTTTAACTGCCCCAGTAGCTAAAATAGTTATAGGACTTCCGTACACTACCGACATTAGACCACTTGACTTTATCTACCCTTCCGATAGTGGAACTATCCAGGATAAGAAACGACAAGTAATATCGGTAGTAGCAAAACTTCAAGATAGTAGAGCGCTATGGGTAGGGCCAAACGAGGACAACTTAACCGAAGTACCTTTTAGAACTGACGAGGACTATGGCGAAGCGACTAGACTATATTCCGGCGATAAGGAAGTAGAACTAGAGCCGGCGGAAAGTGATAGAAACGCAAGGATCTTAATAAGAAATACGGAGCCGGTACCAATGACAGTACTATCCGTAATAGCAAAGGTAGACCACGGTGAGGATGATTAAAATACAAATAGCTAATAAAGATCACGTAGCACTAATGGCAGGCAACATGCGCCAGTGTGACCAAGATGAATGTAGGGCGGTTAGCGGCGCGAGCGCGGAGGAAGCGCTACGTAGGGGGCTATACGAGTCCTCCGTATGTTGGGCTTTAACTATTGAGGGTATGCCCTTTATGATTGGCGGAGTGGCGCCCAAAGGAAGTTTAACCGAGGGTGGTACCCCATGGGCACTAGGTACTGACGTAGTAAAAACAGAGGAAGGGGCTTACGCCCTTAACCGTATAGTTGGCGACTGTTTAAATGAAATGCTAGACGCATATGGATATTTAGAAAATTACGTAGACGCTAGAAACCACGTATCTATAAAGTGGCTAAAGCGATGCGGATTTAAGTTTGGTAAAGCAAAAATATATGGAGTAGAGAAACGACCCTTTTATCGTTTCTATATGACTAGGGAGGATAACAATGTGTGATGCCAGTATGGGAGCTACGTATCTATTTGCTATGGGTTCAGGAGCGGGCGCATATGCGGAGCAAAAAGCGGCTAATGCTGCGCTAGAATACAACGCTAAAATGTCCGAACGAAACGCGGGCATAAAAGAAGCGCAAGCGCAAGACGCCGAGCTACGCGGAGAGGAAACGGTAGCTAGTGTTAGGAGTAACGCCTCCCAGGCGCAAGGATCACAGCGGGCAAACTTTGGCGCTAGTGGCGTAGTAGTGGACGAGGGATCTGCGGGCGAGGTAGTAATGGAAACGGTAGTGGGCGGAGAAATGGACGCTATGACGGCCAAGCGAAATTCAGCTATGGAAGCTTGGGAGTTTAGAGAGGGAGCTAGTAGTCTTAGAAGTGAGGCGCAAATGACTAGGGCGCAAAGACGCGACCCCAGTAGGGTAGCGACCGAAACGGCGTTAACGAATGGTATAGGAATGGGAACAAAACTAGCAATGGCGGGAGCGTAGCATATGGCACCTAGAATAAGAAGATACCAAAGACAAGTACAAAATACTCCTATGGGGGCGCCTTTAGCTTCCCCCAATGCAAGCCCTAACTCCTTTGGTATGGGGGACGCTCAAGCGGCGACTAGGCTAGGGAACGCTATAGGCAATGCGGCCACGGACGTAGCGGTGGGGCAAATAAAAGATAATAAAATAGCTGCGGATAAGGAAGAAAAAAGACTAAGAGATGCGGCGACTAGGGACGCGTTAGTAAAAGCTCAAAAAGAATTAAACGATAATTTATATGAAGGCTACGAGGAAGTTAACGATAGCGGCGTTACCGAAAGAAAGGGCGCATTGTATTCACGTAAAGGGAAAGATACTAAAGATTTAATAGATGTGGCCGACGCTAGATTTGAGAACATAAGAAAAAAGCATAATACTTTTACGGACCCCGAGCAGCAAGATACGTTTAACGCTAACTACGCTCAATATGCGCTACGAGATAGGGAGTCGTTACAATCTTATCGACGAAAAGAAATAGTACAATATGATAGGGATACGCTAGACGCCGCTAATAAAAATTTAGCGGATACAGCGGTTATACACTCTAGTGAACTTAACGACCCTAACGTGTTGGTGCCCGGAAACGTCCCCGGCTCTAGGGTTACTTGGGCCTCTGACATTAAGGACGACATAGCGCGAAACGTAAGGGCGAGGGATCGAGGGGCGCCCGCCGCAGCTATTAAACAGAGAATTAAACTAGAGACCCATAACGCCTTTGCGGGCGCGGCGGAGTCGGCGGCGGTAGACGTATCCCCAGAAGCGGGATTAAAAATAGTTAATGATAACTGGAAAGACCTAGACCCGACACTTAGGGCGCCACTAAAAGAAAAACTAGAAAGCATGAATGACGTGGCCAAGGTAAGAGCGGAGGCGGTACAAATATCTAGCGAAGGCGGAAGTTTAAAAAGCCAATTGGCCAAAGTAGATGCCTCGGTTGATTCAGGGAAGGTTAGCGCGAAGGAAGGAGATAACCTACGCCAGCGGGTTAAGCTAAGATATAAGGAAGGGCAAGAAAATAAAGACATAGCCTATACGGCCAAATACGAAGCCCAATTTGATTTAGTAGATCAGAACTTTAAAGACTATGAAGCGCCTTTATACCTGGAAGCCAAAGAGCAGTCCTACCTTAATAAGTACGCAGCCTGGAAACGTAACAACGAAAGGGCAAAGATAGATTCTAAGTATGCCATTAAGACGGACCCGGAACTATACGTTAAGCTAAGGGAAACAAAAGCTAATAGATCGGAACTTAAAAAAATGGTAAGGGCGAACGTAAGCAAAATATCCGAGTCGGACTATAAAAAGTTTATCGACATAGCTACCGATGAGAAGAAATTTAAAGCTTCTCAGACTAGATCAACTTACGTTAATAACTTCATTAAGTCCGAGGACGTGGACGACTTTGGTAAGCAAGCTTTTATGCAAGACCTATTCGACGCCGAGCTACAAAAATACCCGGAAGATCAGCGGGAGAAAATGGAAACTTGGAATAAAGTAAAAGACATAATGCTGCTAGAGATGGATACCGCAGGGGACTTTCTAGACCCTAAGTACTACGAAGCCAAGTTAGAGGGTAAGGACATTATAGAGCCGGATACTAGACCGGCGGCGATACCGTCCGGTGCTACTTGGAAAGATACGGTGACCAATAGCGGCCAGCCTTATAGGGGATGGGAATTTGTTAATCCTCAAGGCGTTAAAATGTTGTACGACGAAAACGGAATTATCTATAGGGCGGATAAATGAATTTAACTAAAGTAGGTACGTGGAGCGATAAGGAAAACGAAGCGGAAAAAGAAAACTCCGTAGGGCTAACGCAGATCGGGACTTGGAAAAAATCTAAGACCGCCCCGCAAAAAGAGTTAAAGCCACATGAGCGCCCCGAGGTAGTTAAGGAACTAACCGAGAGTGGGGATCTCGATTTGGCCGTTAGAGCTTCAAACGATTTAGCTTTTGCGCTTAGAACTACTAGGGGCATTTCCCCAGACGAGGCGGCCAAGGTTAAGAACATATCCGACGCGTCTAGCTTACCCCCCGATACGGTACAAAGGAATTTGGGTACCGCCCAGGACGTAGCGAGATCCAAAGAGATATTCACGCACCTAACCCAAAAGGACGATAAAGGGAATTTAAAATACCCCTACACTATCGGTAGGATGAAAGATCCAAACAACCTTAAATTGGCCAAGGATGACGTAGAAGCGCTATCCGAGATAGAGGCGACCATAGCCCGGAAAGCGAAGCAAGACGAGGGGCTAGTAAAAGGAATAGGAAGGCAAACGATAGCCGCCGTTAATGATATATGGGCCGGGCTATCCGCGTTCCCGGCGTTAGCGTATGACGTCGCAGCGATACCCCAAAGAGAATTAGCGGATAGGTTTGGCATCGGTAGCCCGGTAGAGGCGCCCGATTGGCTAAGGAATAATGCGCTAAGAAAAATGTATAAGGAAAATGCCGACGCTTATGGTGCGGAGTTTAACGCGGATATTGTAGGACTAATAGGCGAGGGCAAGATAGCGGAAGCGGGCGCGTCGGTAGTATTGCAAATAGCTAGAAGCCTACCGCAAACTTTAGGTATAATGTTAACCGGCGGCGCGGCCGGCGTGGGTATGCTAGGAACGCTAGGGATTATCGGCGTAGTATGCGCTGGGGAATCATATGCGGAAGGGATAGCCAAAGGTAAGACGGCCACACAAGCGGCGGTACATGGGGTAACTAGTGGAGCGGCAGAAGGCGTATTTGAAGCAACGACTTTAGGAATATTAAAACGATTAGGGCAAACGGCGGTTAAACAATTTGGTAAGACTTCCGCCAAAGAACTATTTAAAGAGATGGCAGTAGTTATGGGTATGGAGTCGGCGGAGGAAGGACTTTCCGAGGGCGCCACAACTTTAGTACAAGATTTTTCAGACTATATGACAGGGGATAACCAAGCGCTAGAGGGAACTTTCCGTAGAGCAACTAACAGTACTATAGTCGGGG